TCCACGCGATCCTGATTTCCCTCCCCGCCGACACCGACCGCCTCCCACACGCTGGAGCCAGAGAAGGGGATTGAACCCTTGACCTGCGGTTTACGAAACCGTCACTGCCCATAGGTAAGGCGTTTTGCGTTGGCACCGTGTTGGCACTTCTCGGCTCTTTTTGTCCGATTCCCCCTTGGGACGCATGAAGCGAATGCGCGTAGATCGCATCGTCCAACGACGCCACTGCGCTGTTCCTCGCCACCGTACGACCCCGACTTGCTTCCTGCATCTCCTGCCTCTCGATGCAAGCGGCGTGGCGAAACGATGGTTTCGGGAGCGTCGTCTCTTGCGCGCGCGGGCGTTGAGGCGCGATGGAACGTCAATTTCTCGTCTGAAAACAGGTCGCGGCATCGTGCCGCTTGCATCCGACGGAACGAGATTGACATCAACAGACGGATGAATGACGCCGCCGGCCATGACTCGAAAGCTACCGCCGCAGGTCGTGCGAATCCCCGTTGATGCGAGCACTGCCGCCGAGATCCGGCGCGTCTGCTCATTGGGTGGCCGGAGCCACTCGAAGGCGCATTTGGCTGAAATCGGAAGGCGTGGCGGGTTGAAACGGTGCGAGCCGAAACCCGGACGGACGCCGATGACCGAACTTTGGAAGCATCGCTGGCGGAAAGACGAAATGGCTGCACTGCGCGGCGATCCCGTCCCGCCCCCCGGCCCGATGAACCCGGAGATCAAGTGCGCTGCCGATTGCGGATTTACGATGATCGCGGCGAACCGAGTGCGCGACATTCTCAACAGTGGGCGCGCATTCGATCTCACATGCCCCCGATGCAGCGCCATGATGCGCGTCCGAAGGAGCAAGGTCCGCGGCCTCGCTGGCTACTTCACGGCCAGCGTCGAACTCCTCGGCAAATGAACGAGCAAGGTCCACCACTGCCGCCGGAGCCGACTTGGACGGAACGCCAGCTTGCCCGTGCCGCAAAGCCGGAGCCGATGCTGGAGCGCGACTACGCGCACATGATCCGCGTCCACGATGAAACCGTGAGCGCCACCGATCCGCTCACCGGGGAGAAGGTGGCTGCGAGACTTTCACCCGAGGCTGCGGCATACTTGGGGTTCCTTCGCTCCTGCCCTGCGCCACGGATGGCGAGAGATGCGGCGGGGGTTTCTTCGGGTTCGGTTGCCAACTGGCGGCGGCAGATCGAAGGGTTCGCTGCCCTTGAGCGTGAGGCGGTGCAGGACGCAAAGGACACGCTGCTCGCCTCGGCCTACAACCGGGCGGTGCATGGGGTGGTGAAGCCGGTGTTCCAGCTTGGGAACCTGGTCGGCTACGAGCGGGAGTATTCGGACAAGCTGATGGAGGTTTTGCTGAAAGGGATGCGGGAGGAGTTCAAGCCGGAGCCGCCGAAAGAGGTCGGGAGCACGACGAACATCGTCATCACGGATCCGGCGGCGATTGCGGACGTGGTGCGCCGGCTGAGTCCGACGAGCCAGCCGAAGCAGGCGCAGGCGATCGAGATCGCCGCACTGCACTCCGAGGGCACGCTCCCGCCCACGCTCGATCCCGCCGTACGATAACTACCCCTCTGCCACTCCCAATATTTTTCCGTGCGAAAGGCCCGGTGCCGCGTTGGATGGCGATGAGAAATTCTGTGGGCTTTTTCGGGTCAAAATTTTCGGGAAATCTTCCGTGCGTGAAGCCCTCGCGGTTTGGTGCCGCGCGGTTCTTTCAGGCGTTGATTGACTCACTCTCGCAGCCGAATTAACAAGACGCTGTGCCTTCGACACCGCCGCCCGAGTCCAAAAAGCCCTTGCCGACCTTTCAGCAGGCCGCGGAAGCCTTTTCGCGGAAGCCTTCGCTGCCGTACGAAAAAAAGTTGGAGCAACTGCGGCGGAATCGGGAGCAGCTATCGAGGATGAGCGGGAAGCCCTCATCGAGTGGGCCATCCGAAACAAGCGGGTAATTGCGCCGTCGAAGTTTGCCAATCGCGCGGGCGATGATGGTGGTGTAGAGCACACGGTTTTCTACAAGGAGTTCGGGGAGCGAGTCGGCAAGGTGACGCTCGACAAGCCGCTACACGGTTACGTGCGTGAGGCTTTTGGGTTTGGTGTCGGCTGGTTCTGCCCCGCTTCGCTGCTCTGCCAGCCGAAACTCGTTCAGCAGCCGCAAGCCGATGCCTTCAGACTTAGATGCTGACAAAAGACCGCAGCGCACATAGCCTCGCATCATGGCACACGAAATCTTTGGCGAACGGTTTCTCGATCGGAAGGCGGCGTGGCATCACGTCGGGTTTCAAAATGTGACCGAGGACTTGAGTGCCGTGGCCGCGCTGCGGAAAATTGACGGCGATTTTGATGTCGAATTGAAGCCGCTCTATTTCAAGATGGATGGGAAGGAAGTGCCGTCGGGATTCAATCAAATCCTGCGCTGTCCCACCAAGGATGACGACGAGTATGTGCCGTTCGGTCAGCCGGTGGGCAAAGACTACCGTGCGTTCCGTCCTCGCGAACTGTGCAAGGTGTGGGATGCTGCGCTGCCAGACGCGCGGGTGGAGACGATGGGGGTGCTTCGGCGCGGCGCGATGTTTTTCATCACGACGAGGCTGCCGACGATTGATGTTTGCGGTGATGAAGTTGAGCGGTACCTCGGCGTGACTTCGCCGCTGGACGGAACGAGCGCATTGTCGGCAGAGGAATGGCCGCTGCGCGTGGTCTGCGCGAACACGCTGCGCGCCGCACAGGCGGCTGCCAGGGTGGCGTATCGCGTGGTTCACAACGAGGAGGCACTCGACCATCTGGGGGCATGGATCAAGGACGCCTACGACGTGGCGAAACAGAACGAAACGAACCTCAAGCGGGCGTTCGAGATTCTCGCGAAGACCAAGGTGGATGACGCGACGGCGAAAAAGAGCTTTGAGCGGGTCTATCCGCTCCCGGAGCGTCCGACGAAAACGGCACCCGACGCCGTGATGTCGAAACGGATGGAGCGGTATGAGGCGGAGCGCCGGTGCATCCAGCGTTTTCGCGGCGAGGCGTTCGCGCTTTTCGACGGCAAGGGCAAAGGGATGTCCGTGCTGGCGACGAACCACACGGCGTGGGGCTGGGTGAATGCCGTGACGGAGCTGGAGGACTTTCGCAAAAGCACTTTCGCTGGCGGCAAGGAGGCTGAAGCCTCGCGTGCTGCGGAATCGGCGCTATTCGGGCAACGGGCTGCCGTGAAGCAGGGGGCTTTTGAGATCGCGATGGAAATTGCGGGCCAGCGCGGGCGGTGAAAAATAGCGGACAGCGATCTGCGCTACTCGCGGAAGATGTCGCTCATCCGGCATTTGAGCCGTGAGAGGAGGTGCTCCAAGGTGTCGATGGTGATGTTCTGCTGGCACATTTCGAGACGTTGAAGCGATGATGCAGACACACCGATCCGACGCTCGAACTCTAAGAACGTCATCTCTCCGCGCGTTCTGCGCAGGTATTCAGCGAGTTTCTTGCGGAGGTGACGACGCACGTAGGCAGCGTGCGGCAGTCTCCGTCCCACATGTGGGATTTTGCTTTACCTCTCGGCTTCATCCAGACCAGCCTGCCGTCAGTCCAACCTCTATTGCGCATGGCCCATAAACTCCGAACCGAAAATGGGAGGATCGCATGAGCTTCTGGAAAACACTGTTTGGCGACGGTTCAATGGCAAAGCGGCGCTGCAAGCCAACGCTGCAAGGCACAACGGCAACCTCGGTTTCGCACGCTGCACCCTTGGGGTGTCCGGCTGAAAGAGAATTTGTGAGGGATTGGGAGAAACTGGCCCGTCGAGAATGAACAGCCGATTCAGGGCCCCAGAGCAGTAATGTCTTCTTGAATATGATTACCTCCCGTAAAAACTACCGATTCGGCGGCAGGGTGACGACCGTTGAGACTCCGACTTTTTGCTGCATGATCAGCACAGCCAAGGAAGGTATATTTAAGAAACAATCCGTCATGTTTTCTGACTTTTCAGACGGCATGGAGAACCGCAGGCACGTAGCGAAGCTTGTTTACAGCGATCGCCTAGACTCCGAAGCGCGGCTCGATTTTCACGATCAAATTGCCGCCCATCTCGATGGAGGTGGGATGGCCGGACAGACGCTCCGAGAATCTCTGCACGATTTATTCGCGGCTGTGGCGGCGGATGAAACCGGATTCGGCGCGCTTTTGGACGAGCTATAATTCTTTGCGCTGCCGCCTGTTCACCCTCCGCTTGGTTGGTCCCTTTCCAAATTTCCACACCCCATGTTCTTCAAGAAAAAGATTGATATAGAGGATTACTGCACGATGAACCTCAAGAGCCTCTTTTCGACAGAGAGGGAGATAGTTTATGAGAAGCTGCGACAGGCATGTGCAGACCCGGCTCTAAGCGCCGCAGACAAAAAGCTCTATTTTGACCACATCAGAGCTGCTGTGATTCAGCTTCTCCACGTCGCAATCCTCAAAAACAGCAACTCGGACATTTCATTCGACGGGCACATGTCCGTGATGATGTTTCTCAACCAGCGGGGGCTGTCCCACATTGAGACGCTTGGAGGAATCTACAACCGAGCTTTTGGAGGACACCCTCAAGACGGCATCGCAGGCATTGTGGAAGCGTTTTCCGGGCATGTTGCAAAGCCCGAAATGAGGGCTGATACAGCGGAGCATTTTTATGGCGAGTTCTCCCAAATGTCCAAGGCGTTCAACGATGATTTCAAGTCCATCAAGCTGACCACTAAGCGAAAGTGATGTCGCCACACCGCCCGGCACTCCCCGCCAGCAACCGCGCCTGCACTCCCGCGGCGCGGAGCATCGGCAGTTCATCGGCAACGTTGCGCAGCCGTCGGAAGGAACTCCTCCAACGGAACCCGGAGCGCGTGGGCCAGAAACACCCACTCGGAATCTGACACCCAGCGGGTCTGCCCCTCGTTCTTGGCGATCATGTCCCGGCTCGCGTCCCACCCCACGCGCTGGCGGGGCGAATAGGCGGCAAGGCGGGGCGGTTTACGCGCTTGGGACTAAAGCAAGTCGCTTGCTTCCTTTCCGCGTTGCGCCTTGGGCTTCTTCACCTTTGCGGCTTTGGCTTCGTCTGCGGCGCGGGCGAGGTTCAATTCGAGCAAGCGGGCGAGAATTTCATCTTCGCTCATGTCAGCGGGCCAGCCCATTGCGGACGAGTTCCTGCGCGAGGTCTTTGCTGTCTGCCGGTCGCAGAGCGGAGTCAGGGTTTCCGGGCGTAGCTTCCGAGCGGCGCGGCATTCAACTCTCCACGGGACACGCGCCATTGCGGGAGGTGCTTGTCGAGGATGGCGATGAAGCGGTCGTTGTGGTGGCGCTCGATCAAGTGGGCCAGTTCGTGGGCGATGACGTATTCGAGGCACTGCGCGGGCTTCTTGGCGAGTTCGAGGTTCAGCCAGATGCGGCGGGCGGCGGGGTTGCAGCTTCCCCACTTGGTTTTCATTTTCTTGATGCCCCACGCAGCGGCGCGGACACCGAGGGCCTTCTCCCACTTTTTCAAGAGCGGCGGGACCGCATCGCGGAGTTGCTGGCGATACCATTGGTGAAGCACTTCAACGCGCTGATCCACGGTGGCGTCGGGACGGACATGGAGTTCCATCGTGGTTCGGTTGCGCAGCACGATCGCGGCGGGGCCGGAAGTGCGGATGAGGCGCAAACGGTATCGCGTGCCGAGAAAATAGTGGCTCTCGCCGCGCACCATCTCGCGCTCGGACTGACGGGGTTGGGCCGCGAATCTCGCCCGCTGGCGTTTGATCCAGCCGAGCTTGCCGATCACCGCCAGCCGCACGGCTTCATCCGTCACGGCCATCGGTGCGGCGACGCGCACGCGCCCGTGTGGGGGATAGACGCCGAGGTGCAGGTTTTTGATGCCTTTGCGGACAATCTGCACGGGCAGGCCGCTCACCACGATCTGGTGGTCGTCAGTATTCATCCTGTTGCTTTACCAGTTCGAGGATTCGGTCCACGCGCTCGTCATCGGACTCGGGGGTTTGCTCGCCCGCAGGTGGCCCTTCACGAACGACGGAGGAAGTCACGGCACCGCCCAGCGCCGCTTTGATCGCGTTCCTCACTGCCTTCAATTTGAACGGATTATTGCGCCAATCATCCTGTCGCTTGGTGGCATCCACGGCAAGCGCGAGGGCCTCGTCCTTGCCGAGGTTGTCGTAGAGCGCACGTTTGCCGGGTGTGGCAAGGCTCGCGGGATAGGCGGCACCCGTGGCGGGGCTTTTCACCTTCTTCGTCAGCTCGACGATTTTTTGCAGATATTCCTCGTAGGCGATGGCCTCCTGCCGCCGCTGCTGGATCAATGCGTCGAGCAGCTTCGACATTTCCTCGTAGTACTTCGGATTGATCGGCGATTCGTCCACAATGAGCTTGCGGACGTTGTTCTCGATGGTTTCGGCGACGGCGTTCTTGTTCTTTTGAATCCCCTTCGGCAGTCCCTTCACCGCATCGGCCCCGCGCTCCACGATCAGTTCGATCAGGGACATGTCGTCGAAGGATGAAATCTTCTCGCTCTCCTCGGCGCGGATGTAGGCGTCGATCAGGTGCCGCATGGCGGGCTCGTACTGCTTGAGGTCGATGGCATCGCTGCTGTGCACCTTCACTTCGCTTCGGAGATTCTCGTAGAACGTCACTTCCTTCTTCACGGCCTCCGCCTCCGCGTCGCTGTAACCGGCCTCGGTCATCTCGCTGGCGATGTCCGCGTAGGCGCGCACGAGTGCCGCGACGTGTTTGTAGAGGGAAAGGCGCTGCGGTTCGTTCGCCTTGAGTTGCTCGGCGTTGCCGGGGTCTTTCGATGAGAAGTAGCGGAAGTATGCCTGCCGATCGTGTGGCGCTTCGACCGGCTCGCAGAGGGCGCGCACGGATTCCAAGGCTTCTTCCAGACGCTTCCGCGCCTTGCCGAGCCGATCTTCGAGCAGGCCCGCCACGTCCTCCTTGTCGTAGCCGTCCAGTGCGCCGGACGTGTAGTCATGCACCGCGCCTTCGAGGCTCTTGAACAGATCCTTGTAGTCGATGATGTAGCCGTATTCCTTGTCGTCGCCGTCGAGCCGGTTCACGCGGCAGATCGCTTGGAAAAGCCCGTGGTCGCGCATCTGCTTGTCGATGTAGAGAAACGTGGCCGGGGGCGCGTCGAAGCCGGTGAGCAGCATGTCCACGACGATGAGCAGCTTCATCTGCCCCGGCTCGTCGATGAACTTCTTCTTCACCGCCGTCTCGAACTCCTCCACGCGGTTCACCGCCTTCTCCGGCGGCTCATTGAACCACTCGGCCAGCATCTTCTGGTAGATGCCGTACTGGTGCAGCTTCTCGGTTTTGCCCTCGCCGGATTCCTCGCCCTTGATGGCTGCCGCCGTGGGCACGTAGGAAGTCACGATGGCGCATTTACCGTGCAGGTCGGTCTGGTCGAACAGCTCGAAGAACTTGCACGCCTCGTAGATGCTCCCGGCCACGAGGATCGCGTTGCCGCGCCCGCTTTTCAGCCGGTCGCACTTTTCCATGTCCATCATGATGTCGGCCACGATGTTCTCCAGCCGGTCCCGGCTCGACAGCACCTTCTGCATCGTGCCCCAGCGTTGCTTGAGCTGCGCCTTGGCGAGCGGCGTCAGGCCCTTCGTCTTGAGTTCAAACCATTCATCAATCTTCTTCGGCGAGGTGATGCGCTGGTCGATCTCCCGCGCCTCGTAGCGCAAATCCAGCACCACCTTGTCCTTCACCGCCTCGTCGAATTTGTAGGTGTGGATGTAGCCGCCGAAGACCTCGATGCTCCGCTGCTTGTCGTCTTTGAGCAATGGCGTGCCGGTGAAGCCGATGAACACCGCGCCGGGCAGAATCTCCTTCATCGCCTCGTGCAGCTCGCCGGAATTGGTGCGGTGGCACTCGTCCACGAAGACATACAGCGTTCCCTTGGGTTTGAAGTTCGGCGGGAGCTTCGCCTTCATCTGCCGGATGAACTCGTCCACATCGCCCTCCTCCTCGTCGTTCTTCTTGCTGCCAAATTTGTGGATGAGGGAGCAAATCAACCACGGCTTGGCGGCGTTCAGCGTGCCCACGAGGTCCGCGCCGCTCTTGGTGCGGTAGATGTCCTCGCTCACGCCCTTGAAGACCCCCTCGATCTGCGCGTCGAGTTCCGTGCGGTCGGTGATGATGAGCACGCGGGGATCGGTCACGTTCTCCCGAATCCACTTCGCCAGCCACACCATCACGAGGCTCTTGCCGCTGCCCTGCGTGTGCCAGAGGATGCCGCCCTCCCGGCGCTTCACGTAAGCTTGCGAGGCACGCACGCCGAAATACTGGTTGTGCCTGCATAGCTTCTTCACCCCGGCGTCGAACACGATGAAGTCGTGGATCAGTTCGAGGAAGCGGGCCTTGCCGCACATCTGGATCAACCCCCGATCCAGCAGATTCTCCACGTCGCTCTCCTCCTTCCACGTCAGGTAATACTTCTCCTTGGTCCCGGTGGTGCCGTAGCGCAGCCCCTCCGTGTCGTTGCCCGCCATCACCCATTGCATCGTGGAGAAAAACGGCTGGATGAACTCCTTGTTCTGGTTGTCGAGATTCTGCCGGATGCCCGTGGAGACGGACACCGTGGACCGTTTCAATTCCAGCACGCCCAGCGCGATGCCGTTCACGTAGAGCACGATGTCCGGGCGCTTGTCGTGCGCCTTGGTGTTGGCGGCGGTCACGGTCACTTCCTCGGCGATGGCGAAGTCGTTGTTCTCCGCGTCCTTCCAGTCCACGACAAAGACGGTGACGTTGTTCTCGCCCACATCGGGCCGCACCTTCACCCCGTAGCGCAGCAGGTCATACACGGCGCGGTTGCGGTCGTAGAGGCTCTTGCTCGTGTCGCCCGCCGTCCGTTCCAGTTCGCGGAGCACCTTGGCGATGAGGGCGTCCGCGTGCCCCTGCCGCCTGAGCCACGCCCGCAGCAGCTCCGGCTCGATGTTGCGGTTGTTCTCCCGGTCGGTCCAGTCGCCGAGGTAGTCGTAGCCCAGCGTCTCGCGGAAGAGCTTCACCACCCGCCGCTGGGTTCTCTTTTCGATCTGTCCGATGGTGCTCATGCTTCGCCCGGGGAAATCTTTTCCCAGACCGCGTGTTTGAACCACGCTGGCATCTGATCGGTTTTCATTTCCAGCTCCTTGCCATCGGTGACCTCCGCCAACCATGTGCGTTCCTGCCCCTCGCCGGAGTTGTCGAAAATGTAGGCCCGGTTCGTATTGCGGATCGCATCCATCAGCAGGCCGAGCGAGGCGTGGTAACGCTTCACGATTTTGTCCTCCGGCACGGCGTGACCGCGCAGCCGCACGCGGTTCCGCACTCGCGAGATGTTGATGTCCGGATCGTCGGTCGCGATGAAATACAGATAGGTCCGGTAGCCGAGCCGCTGCGCCTGCTCCAGCAGCGCCACTTTGCCGCGATGCGACATCACCGTTTCGAGCGTGAACGAAGCCCGTGCATCGAGCAGCCGTTGCCGGAAAAAATCTGCGGTGACGGATGCCACGTAGGAATTCACCGCCACACGATCAAAAATCAGCCGTCCTTCCGATACCGACACCTTCTCCGCCACATCGGCGAACCCCGTCGCTTTCAGGAAATCTGAACCTCGGAAAAACGCCCGCGCCTCCGCCTCCGTCGTGCTCACACCGTAGGCCGCGAGATCGAGGAAGCCCGGCGTTTTCATCTCCCCTTCCATTTCATCCGGGTTGAGATACACGCCGAGAAGTTCCGGGCGGAGAACCTTCTTCAGCGCACTTTTGCCCGAGCCGTTCGGCCCCCCAAACATGCGCAGTCGCGGGATCGCATCGCTCACCGAATGGCTACCTTCGTTCCGGTTTGGATGGGAGTCGGCGGCTCGATCTTTTTCACCACCTTGCGCGAGCCGTCGGGGAAGACCTCGTAGATCACACCGTTCTCGCTCTGGAGCACACTCTGGCCCGATGCGAGCGTCTCGTTTCGTGCAGTGGTGAATGCCAGTCCGGACAGCGCCGGAAACTTCGCCTCAAGTTCGTGGATGATCTTTTCAGACTCGCTCATGGTCGTTCGGATTGGCTTCCACCATACGCCGGTAAAATTTTAAGGCAATCCTGCCCTTCGTGATCGTTGCGCTTTCGCAGCTCATACCAGCCGCGTCCTCCCGGTGAGGAGTTCCTGCATCATGGCCTGCTTGAGGGCGCGGGTCTTCTCTCGCCGATGCTCCAACGCCGCAAGCTCCGCGTCCATGTCCCCCAGCACCTCGGCGATCGCGGTCTGTTCGGGGACGGGTGGCACATTCACCGTCAAGCTCCTGAACTTGCCCAGCGAGATGACGTAGCGAGTTCCGCCCCCATCGCAAATTGTCTCAGCTTGGTTCAGGAAAGAACGGGGCTTGAAAGCGTAGGTGCGGAAGCGCAAATCCCACGGCTCTTTCAAACGAAGACGGACCACATGATAGCTGTAGGCCGCATCGGAGATGTCCTCCATCGCTACGGCGGAGTTTGCGATGTCGTCGCGTGTCTCGGACGATGGTGTGAAGAACACATCGCCTTTCTGCACAGCACAGCGTCGGGCTTGGTGCGGCTGCGCGGTCACCCAATGGTTGAGGTCTTCGGAGAAGATGAAGGCCCTGCGGTAAACATCCATGTAGTTCAACAGGCGAACTGGCGTTTCATCTGGCCGGGACTTCTTGTCCACGCCTGAGCCGCTTATTTCGCCAAGCTCCCCAAGCCGCTTCACCTCCCACTCGCCGTGGAAGCCGGGGAGGCGGGTTTGGCCGGTGAGGAGTTGCTGCATGGCGGCCTGTTTGAGGTTGCGCTTCTTGGCGATGAGCCGGTCCAGCCCGCCCAGCAGCCCATCCACATCGCTCAACGCCGTAGCGATGGCGCGTTGTTCGGGCTCGTGTGCAGGAGACGGAAATTCAAATCCTGTGAGATCTTCCTTCTTGATGTAGGGAATCGAAGTCCCGATTTTTCCAAGTCCGAGGGAACCGGCGAGCCGGTAATTCAACTGATGCCAGATGTAGCGAACAGGGGTGGCGAACTTGTGAACAACGTAGGTCCGTTGGTAAGCCTCGAAGCGCCCCTTGTAGTAATTCAAATTTCCGACTTCGCCATTCCCCGCAATCAGTATCGCCTCCGTGTCGAATGAGTAGTGGTCGCTGAACGTGTGAGTTCGTGAGCACGTAAAAAAGGGGTATTCACCCGCAGGATTGCCCTCGTTGACATCCTTCCTACCCGTCGTGATTGCAGTGAGGCTTCCAAGTTGCTTCACGTCCCACTCCTCCGGGATGACGCCGATCTCTGTTTGCTTGTAGCCGTGTTTCAGTTCCATGAGCGAATAGACCCCTAGCCCTGTTTGAGCCGCGTAAATTGCTTTGGCCATGATGCGGGCGGCTTGAGGCACATCGCGTCAGCACGCACAAATGCGCAGACCTTCGGCATGGAATGACTCGCGCAGATGTCGGGATTGGTGTGGCGGCAACCTTCCGTTTGAGTTGCCGTATCCTTCGGTGCCAGAGGGGCGTGAAAGATGCCCTGCTGTCGTTGTTTCGGTGTCATGGCGCTTCGGTTGTTTCAGCGGATCAAAGGCGGGGTGGCATAGTTTTTCAATGGCGGGAACTCACGCGGTGCAGCCCATCTTCTGGAGGTGGCCATCCACGCGGGCGGCGAGCGCGGCCACTTCGGCGGTGAGCTGCGGCAGCGGGGTGGCATAGCGTTCGGCGAGCTGGCGGATGCGTCCGGTGAGGGTCTGCGAGACGCGGTCCAGCTCGCCCTGCACGGCGGCGGCAATCGTGGCCAGCCATTTGTCGTCCACCACGAGGGTCCGGATCTCGTCCTCGGTGAGTTGGCCGTATTTTGCGGCGACCTTTTCCATGAGGGCGTCCTGCGCGGCCTTGAGCTTCTCGCCGGTGTCGGCTTCCTGCTCGGTGAGGGCGAGGTAGTCTTGCAACGCCTTGCGTTCGTCAGCGGCTTCGGCGTCTTTCTTTATATCCTTCAGCCGTGCGGCGGCGGAGGCTTTGGTGAGCTTGTCCTTGTCGTTCTTCGCGTCCTCCAGCAGGCCGCCTTCGCCGCCGTGTTCCTCGGCCATTTCCTCGATCTGCTGCGCGAGGGCGGCGAGCTGCGCCTCCAGCGTGTCGATGGCGGCTTGCTCCTTCGCGTAGTAGCGGGCGATGACGAGCGCGGGCGGGATCAGCTCGGCTTTATACTTCTGCCTGCCGATGGCGAAATCGGGCTTCACCTTCGTCTTCCGGTCCTTGTCCTCGGTGATGAGCCGGAGCGTGGCGGCCTCGCGCCAGCCGTCGCCCACGATCATGTAAACGTCGTCCTGCATGGTCCCGGCCCAGTAGTCCATGAGATGCTGATACACGTCGTAGGGATCGAGCAGCGGGGCTTTCTCGAAGGTGGCGAGCAGATCCTCGGAGAGCAGCTCGATGAGCGCCTTTGGCCTGCCGCCCTTCGCGATGCCCTTCATGCGCGGGGTGCTGGCTGACTTCCATTTCGCAAACAGCTTCACCGCCGATTCGTTGAACGCGGTGAACTCCGCGTGGGCGAAGATGGCGGCCTTGATGTCCGCGATGGGCACCCGGAGCTGGCTGGAGCCGGGGCGGTCGCCCGCATTGAACAGCGCAGCGCGGACGCCGGGGAGGACCTGCCAGTAGCGTTCGAGAGCGTCGATGTCGCGCTCCGGGATGCCGCCGCGCAGGTGGGCCGTGATGTCCTGCAAATCCTCCGGCTCGGTGCTGTCGATGTAGCGCGGGAGGTTGAGGTTGAAGTCGTTCTTCGGGTCGCTGATCTCGGTGAGCGACACCATGCGCGAGTAGCGGGGGATCTCGGCGAGGCGCGTGAAGGCGTCCACGATGCGGTGAATGTCCTGCTCGCGGAGGCGGTTCTTGTTGCCGTCCTTCCGGAAGCCCTTGGAGGCGTCGATCATGAAGATGCCCTTGCGGGCGGCGGCGTTTTCCTTGTCGATGACGATGATGCAGGCGGGGATGCCGGTGCCGTAAAAGAGGTTCGCGGGCAGGCCGATGATGCCCTTGATGGTGCCGCGCCGGACGATCTCCTTGCGAATCCTGGCCTCCGCGCCGCCCCGGAAGAGGACGCCGTGCGGGAGGATGATCCCGGCTTTTCCGGTGCTCTTGAGGCAGGCGAGGATATGCAGCATGAAGGCGTAGTCGCCATTCTTCTGCGGGGGAATGCCGAAGCCGAAGCGCCCGTAGAGGTCGTTGGCCGGATCGAAGCCGTTGCTCCACGCCTTGGTGGAGAAGGGGAAATTCGCCACGATGAAGTCGAAGGTCTTGAGCGCGCCGGTCTGGGCGTCCTTGAAATACGGGGCGGAGAGCACGTTGTCCTTCCAGATTTCCGCCGTGGGGCAGTCGTGGAGGATCATGTTCATGCGCGCCAGCGCGGCGGTGGCGTTGTCCATTTCCTGCCCGTAGAGCGCGAGGTCGAAGCCGGTCCGGTTCTTCGCTTCATCGTGCGCCTTCAGCAGCAGCGACGCCGAGCCGCAGGTGGGATCGTGGACGGACTGGCTGGCGCTTTTCGCGCTGCCGATGCCGATGACCATCGAGATGACGCGGGAGACTTCCGACGGGCTGAGGAACTGCCCCTTGCTCTTGCCCGACTCGATGGCGAAATGCCGCATGAGGTATTCGTAGGCGTCGCCCAGCAGGTCGTCGCCCTCGGCGCGGTTGCCCCGGAAATCGAGCGAGGGATTGTCGAAGATGGAGACGAGATTCGAGAGGCGATCCACCATGTCCTTGCCCTTGCCGAGCTTGTCCGCGTCGTTGAAGTCCGCCACGTCGATCACGCCCTTGAGGTCATTCGCCTCCGCGAGCCTGCCGATGATCTTGTTGATCTTGTCGCCAATTTCCTTGTCGCCCTTCAGCGCCACCATGTCCGCGAAACTCCCGCCCGCGGGGACATCCACGAGCGCATCCGCCTTCCCCGCGTACTTGTCCGAGACGTACTTCACGAACAGGAGCACGAGCACGTAGTCCTTGTACTGCGAGGCATCCATGCCGCCGCGCAGTTCATCGCAGCTTTGCCAGAGGGAGGAGTAGAGTTCGGATTTCTTGAGGGCCATGAGCCGCGCATCCTGAACACGTCGCGGCGCAATGGCACGCGATAAACGAGCGGGCAAGCGAAGCGCGCAGAGTGTTCCTCCCGAGGCCGGGGAGCGCGAGGGCGCGCCGGAGAGCGCCCTTGCTCGTAACGCTCTGCGAGCATCGCGAGCCATCTTTTCGGGCGGCGGGGTCGCGGCACTCGGCAGAGTCCGTTTTGCGCGCCGTGGTGGGAGCCGCGGCGGGCGCGCTGACGGACGGCGCTGAGTGCCGCGACCGGGGACGGGGGCTGGAATCAAATTGCTTTCGCGCGGAGCGCGCTGACTGGCGGTGCGGGCAACTCGGCCCGCGTGCTGGAAGCGCTTTCGCTCCGCAGGATGCGGCTGATGTTTGAAACACTGCCGGTGCCGCACGATGGCGGGGGTGTGATTCACACGGCGAGGGCGGCGGGCACGGCTGATGGTCCGGGCGTGGGTGGGAGCGGTACGCCGGGCAGAGGCGGTTGGAGTGGTGGGACACTGCATCGCACAGCGCCGGTAGTATCGCAGCACGCGGCGGAGTGAGCTTGTGGCGGCGGGGGTGCTGCATACTACCTGCACTGTGCGACGCCCGTGCAGGAGCGAGCTTTGGCGGGGGCGGTCTTTTGGCGCGGGGTTTTCGGCGGGAGCGGCGGGGGCGGGATGGGCTCGCGGCTGGATGGATGAGGGGGCGGAGTGGGCAGGAGGCTTCGCGGTGGTCGCGGATTCGCGGGTGCGAGTCTTGAGCATCGCGACACGATGTTGGTGGGATGGGGCGCGAGTGGTCGCGGGCTGGCGCACGGGACGCGCGACGGCGCCGAGCGGAAACATGGCGGCGGCCGTGCGTGGCACGCGCGACAGGCCGCGACGCCGAGCGGCGGCGGGATGGTTCAGGCTGCTATGCGCTGCGTGTCCTCGTCCTCGATGAACTCCCAGCCGCGCATGACGCCCAACTCGCGGGCGTAGGCCTCGGGATCAACGTGGGCGTCGAGGATGCGGTTGCGGCCCAGGTCAATGACGTGGAACTGGCCGAAGTTGGATTGCATCATGCGTCCTCGAGTCTTTCGTAGCATTTTGAAATCGGGTTTCAGATTGCGGTTGATGCGTGCGGTGATGGCTTTCGTTGTGACGGGTGCTGTTTTCATGGTGGGTTGTTTTTGTGGGTTTGGTGTTCTGCAAAATGGCCATGCGTTGATGCTGGTGAGCGCCAGTCGCATGGCTTGCTTTTCGGCGAGAGATTCCTGTCTGCGCCGGGCCTCGGTGGTGGTGGTCGCGCTCAGGATGGCACCGCTGGACGGTCAGGATACTTTGAACAGAACTGCCGAGCGCCCGGTGCGTCGTGCCCATTCCGCGATGATGTCATCCCGCCAAGGCTCGTATTCGCTGAGGAATTGCTTGTGCAGCCTCTTGTCCGTCGGTGGCGGCGTGCTCCAGAGGCAGTCAAATTTCCCGGTGGTTCCGTTGTGCCGCATGGTGCAGGTGGTGCCGCAGGTCATCTTCAGTAAGTGTGTGGTGATGTTCATATTTGGTTTGGGGTGGTTGTTCCGGGAAAGTCTCCCCGACTCGCTGAGAGACAGACACCTCCCGGCCATACAAGTATAGGCCGGGGAAGTGTGTCTCTCGGGTCTGGCTGACGAGACTTTCCCAAACGCTGGAAAAGTCGGGAAAGTCTCTGGGAAAGTCTCACTTCATGCCCTCCAAAGTCGCCTGCCGATGGCGCGAGATGCGGACTTCCGCGTTGGTTCTTGGTCGCTTGTGATGCGCTACGAAGAGTCTCTCGGCGTGCAGCATCTCGGCAAGCGTCGCTTCGGCTCCATGTTTGGTGAATCCGCATTCCCGCGCTTTTTGAAGCAGCGTCACTTTGGGGATCTCGCCTTGCATCGGGACAAGCGCCCACATGTCGTCGGTCGTCTTGCTCGGCTGGCGACGCTTCTTGTCGGCAATTGCTTTGCCGAGCGCTGCGATGTCCTGCTCGTCTGCGTCCCTCCAATAAATGCCGTCTCTCGCGTGCCCGAAGCAGCGGAAGATGGTCGGCTCACCGTTCTCGCCAGTCCAACCGATGCGGCTTCCGCGCTTGGCTGCTATGAATCGAAAAAGACCGTCTGCGTGCGTGGGATCAATGACGAGGATTGCTCGTGCCCAATTTGTCACGTCTGCGCTCCCTGCGCCGCTATACATCCAGTCGCTCGCACGCCAATTCGACGTGTCGCGGTTCGTGACCTTGGGTGTGTGGTGATTCACGATGCAGGCGACGCGATGCTTTGCCAGTAGCGGATTCAGCCCGGTGCGGAGAAAGGCGGCGGTCTGCTCGGCGTCGTTGATGTCCGCGCCCAAGTATGCGAGCAACGGGTCGATCCTGAGCAAGTCGAACTGCATTTTGGCGAGCCTTCGATCCACGTAGCGGAGAAACTCCGCGCCAGTGCGCCCGCATTCCGTTTCGTAAAAGACATTTCCGCGGACTTGCTCGCGGTCTTCTTCGGTGAGGCGCAAGCCCTTGATCACTCCGTCGCGCATCTCCGCCAAGTCTTCGGCGTCGTTCTCCGCCTGTATGGTGAGGATGCGAAGCGGGCGTGCAGGACGGATGTCGAATGCGGGACGGCCAAGGCTCCAAAGAACATCCTGTTGGACGCTCGCGGAAGATTTGCCGATCCCGCTCGGGCCGACGAAAATTCCCGCACCGCCGATGCACAAAAAGCGGTTGCCTAGCAAGTTTGCCCTCGGATCGGTCGCGCCCGCTGAAATGTCCATGAGGGACACGAGCGGCGCCGGCTTGGGTGCCAGGCGTGCCGCTTCCCCAATGGCGCGCTCCGCTTCGCGGCTTACCTCCTCCACCTCCTCGCCGCCATCGGAGGCTCCGCGCTTGAGGGTCTCTGCGATTCCGATCAGGTGGCGGCGGCGAGCCTGATCCCGAACGATCCCGATGTAGTGGGGAGTGGTCGCGGCGGTCGCCAAGTGGGTGAACAGTTCGCTGATCGCTGCGGCACCGCCAACCTGATCGAGCTTCCCGCCGTCGCGCAGCTGCTGTGCGATGGTGATGAAGTCCGGCGTCTTGCCTTCAATGATGATGCCTGTGATCGTGTCGAAAATGATTCCGTGCGCGGAAATGTAGAATTGCCGCGCGTCAAGGTTTGCCTCGGCGCATAGCTGGAAAACTTGGGCCGGTGCCAGGAGCAGCGATGCGAGGACGCCCTTCTCCGCCTCCGGTGACTGCGGGATTTCACGCTCTGGCGTCTTGCCATTGGTGGTCTGCGGTGAGGGCGGCTTCAGCGTGTCGGCGCGCGTGCGGGCGTGCGCGCTCATTTACGCGACGGCCTTTCGCTCGAATTTGTCCAACGCTGCGCGGACGCGCTCCGGTGAGAATCTGATCGTCCGATGCCCCAAGACCAGCGCGGGGATTTTTTTTGCGTGATAAAGGGACCGCAACGTGCGGACCGGCAAGCCGAGTTCAGCGGATAGCCCTTGGAAGTTTACGAGCAGACGGGTGTTCATGCGCCAGTTCTGGCACGTTTCGCGATCCTGCTATATCGCACCTCGCAAGGTCAGGTGCGATACAGAAACCCAACCACGCCGAGCCTTCGGGATCTCACGCAGCTAGCGCATGGAGAGCTTTGCGGACTCGCTCCGTGATGCGAAGCGCGAGTAGTGGATCGTAGTCTGGTGTTTTAGACCTGTCTGCATGAGACCCAGCCTTGCCGCCATACTGTAGTTGATCTCCCTCGCCCAACATTTCTGCTCCTTCTTTCATTCCACCCTGTACCACCAGATGCCAGAGAACCAGGCCTTCGACCACCCGCTCGTAATTGCCCAAGGACTCTGCTCGCAGTTCGTCGGGAATATCAGTGCAGTATTCCATCCACCACGGCCAAATCAGCTCTCGCCCTCCGGGTGTTCGGTATGACTGCACTTGCATGGTTTTTCGCATCCGCGACGGCGCACGATTTTCGGTTTTCTCCAGTGTCGAAGCCATTTGCAGTGTCCAAAACGCGAGGGCGTACCGATTGTTGTAACGCGCCGCCTCGCACGCCGCCTCCACCCACCTCCGCCAGTCGCCGTCTGACTGATCGCCCTTCTTCTGCCGTGTTCCTGCACGACTTTCGGGACGTGTGACGATATTCGCCTCGGTTCCGACCCCCGCGCAAGTGACGTTGGTCGGCCAGGCAGGGATTGTTTTTCGTGCTCGCCTGAGTTCGGTACTGCCGCCAAGTTGATTGAGTTTTTGCACCAGCTCGAACGTGAACTGGCATAGTCCTTCAGCAGCTTTCGTGGGATCGGTGGTGTTGATCCAATCAGCGGTTTCTCTTGCCCATACGGTCACTGCCACAACGTCGTCTCCGTTGAGTTTAGCAAGCATGTCTTTAATGGTGAACGGCTGGATAACACTGCGCCCCTCCGCCAGTGAAATTTCGAGCTGCTCGATTGGCAAAAAGCTCAGTGCTCCTGCTGCGATACGCTGCTTTGCAGCGAGCGGGTTCGTCGGCGGTTGAATCTCCGGGGGGGAATCGCTTGCGGGGCGATTGTTGCCGCTGCAAATCTGCACTCTCTTGACTGCCACTGCTGGCGCTGGCGACTCCGGTGCCCGCGAACGCGGAGTTTTCTTCGTCGGCTTTTTGTTTTTCTTCATGCGGCGGCCCTGCCGAGATGGATGACTTTGCGGGCCTCGGTGGAGGGTCCGATCTGCCAGTAGCGTGCCGCGTCTTTCGGTTTCACCAACTCCCGGTAGTGCGCGAAGATTATCTGCGGGCTGTTTCCCATTTCCAGACTCACACGAGCGGCGTCGTGGCAGTCAGCAAGCCGATATGATGCGTAGCTGTGGCGCATCGCATTTGCCGGCCACGTCTTGAAGCCTGCACGGGCTTTGGCAGCGTCGAGGCGGTCGCGGAGTGCTACGGGAGCCACGGCACCGGCTCGGCGCGCCAGCGGTCGAATCCATGCGGCGAGATTTTCCGAGATCGGAATCAGGCGACGCGATCCGGTCTTTGCCTTCGCGCCCTTCACCTCGATATGTCCGCCGTCGAGATCCACTTCCGACCAGTCGAGCCGCTCCGCCTCGGCAGCGCGGAGGCCGGCGAACAGCGAGATTGCGACGAACGGCAGCGTGTCGGCGTCGCACGCGTTCAGCAGCGCGACGGCCTGCGTGCATGTCAGGATTTCCGGCGCGCCTCGTTTCACTTTTGCCTTGGCGGTGCGCTCTACCGGGTTTGCAACGGCGTAGCCTCGGGACACCGCGAAGTTGAAAAGGTTGTTGATGACGGTGCGGTAGTTGTTGCGGGACTGAGGCGACAATTCGAGCGCGCGGAGCCAGTCATCGATCTGCGCCGTGCTCACGGTCGCGGCGTTCTGTTCACCAAAGCTCTGCCCAAAGCGTGTCAGGCGGTCGCGCAGGTCGCGCAGGTGCCGCGGGCTGGCACCGTCTGTTTCCTTCGCTTTCAGCAACTCAGCGACAATCTCGGCGACAGTGCCGCTTTTCGCCGATGCGTCCAGAAATGCGATGAAATGGTCGGTGGCGTCCTTGAGCGTCTTGCCGTGCGGCTCGAGCCGCACGTTGCATTCATCGGCCATCACGCGAAGCCATGAAGGGAACTCCGCGCCCTCACGCCCTTGGGCTTGAAATGCCAGTGTGCGGTTGCGGGTGAAGTTTTCCGCATCACGCTTCGTGGTGAAAAACTTCCGCTTTCGTCTGCCGTTCTCGCGGAAGGTGACGATGAAATTCAGCGTCGGCCTGCTCGGGTCGTTGTATTCGCGGAGACGGAAGGGCTTTCTCATGTGCCAACCGTTGGCTTTTTGTTGGCACTTTACAAGCCTTTTTGCGTCAAAATGGGAAAATACCCGTTTGAATGAGTTTTGCCTCTCATTCGCCTGAGAGCCTGTATTCATGCGGTTTTCAGAGGGGAAACGCTGGAGCCAGAGAAGGGGATTGAACCCTTGACCTGCGGTTTACGAAACCGCTGCTCTACCACTGAGCTACTCTGGCGTTGCGCAAATTGCGGGCGCGGAATATCGGGAGCCCCCCGCGCCTTG